CTTATACATTTGCAAAGGAATTATTTATTGATTCTTCTTCCGACTATGAACTTCCAAAAATAATATGGTCTTATTGGCATTCAGAAAGTGACATGCCTAAATTAGTAAAAGATATAAGAACTTCTAATAGCAATAAGATAAAAAATAGATGGCAATATAATTTTCTTACAGATGATACAATTTATGAGTATATTAATCCTATAGAATTTCCTAAAAATTATTCTTCTTTAATTAAACAACATAAGGCTGATTGGATTCGTCTTTATTTATTAAAAAACTACGGTGGTTGCTGGATGGATGCAAGTATAATTATAAACAATATATACGAAGTAGATAATTTATATAATAGAAGTTTACTAAAAAAAAGTCAAATGACTGTTTTTACTAAAGATAAACCAGGCATTAATATATCAATTGAGAATTGGTTTATAATGGCTCCAAAAAATAGTGATTTAATTACTTTATGGTATAATGAATATACTTCTGCAATTATAATGGGATTAGATAAATATAAAGAGATAATTTTACATGAATTGCCGTACGCAATTAATATTTATGATAATTCTAGTATGGATAATGTGTATTTAACAATGAATGCATGTATACAGCGCTTGATGTATAATAATAAATTAGATTATAATGATATTATTTTAATTAGATCAGAAAACTCAATGCTTAAAATACATAAAGAATGTAAATTGAATCCAGTGTGTATAATGTTAAAATTAAAGTATAGTTCAGAAACTAAAAAACTTCCTTTTATAAAACTTACGCGATTAGATAGAGCTGAAAATATAGATATATCTGATTTTTTTAAATAATTAGTTTACCGAGGATTACCGAGGATTACCGAGGAGTACCGAGGAGTACCGAGGAGTACCGAGGAGTACCGAGGAGTACCGAGGAGTACTTAATTTTTACGAAGTATTCAAATACGTCATAAGAATTTATATTATTCTTTATATATCATGGAGTACTAGACAGTACTCCATAGTACCAAACAATAATAATTAGATAAACGCCACGCCTGCAACTTAATTGCTGTACGCCAAGCCGCCCATGCCAGACATAATACGAAGAACGTTGTAGTTGGTGGCATATACTCGCACCGTGGAGGAGGTAGTGACACCAACAGCGTTGTTGGAGACCGTTAGGAGGAGGGTGGTGTTATCAATGCGAGACAAGTTGCATGTACCACTGGGTTGGTGGTCCTCGGGCTTGAGCGCAAAGGAGTATACGTTGATACCCTGGGCAGGGCAGTTGGTGTGGTGTTGGAAGGGTTGGACCAAGTTGAAGTACTTGCCCTCACGAACAGAGAAGCGATCGTGACCGTTGAGTTGGAGAAGAGCAGTTACTACAGGGTTCTTGCCCGCCATGCCCTCGATACGCGTGACAGAGTATCCAGAGTCATAGACAGAGCGGTCCCACCAGTCAGAGTAGTTAAAGGGCTGTTGGCCCTTGTAGGGGTTGATAATGGAGTTGTCGCAAGACACGAAGGAATCACGTTGTACAACCCAGATGAGCTCCTTGCAAGGGTGGTTGAAGTTGAGCTTGAGCTTGTTGGAGGTGGAGGTGATTGACTCGCCGCCCGTGAACTGGAGGCACTCAATGAGGTACTCGTGAGCGACCTGGGCGAACTTGCGTCGCTCGTCCGTGTCGAGGTAGATGTAGTCGACATAGAGAGACGCCGCTACGAGACCAGTGGAGTTGACACGGTCACGAATGGTGTTGTTGTTGGAGAGTTGAGGCGTGTAGTCCCAGCAGAGGTTGCGTAGGTCATTGAACTCGAGGTTGATGCGTACCTCGTGGTATTGGAGAGCAATGAGAGGTAGAGCAAGACCAGGGTTGCGGTTGAACCAGAACTGGAGAGGGATGTACATGGTGTACTCAGGTGAGCACTTGGCGAGCTCCTCCGTTGTGTTGGGGGAGGTGTTGGAGCTGCAATAGGCATCGCAGTCCTCGCCGCCCTGTACAAGCACATTAACAAGCTCGGGCACGTTACCAACCATCTTGGCATAGCCAGCCTGCTTTCCAGGCTCCTGCGTGAGCTCATTCCAGATCTGGAGCCAGTCACCATACTGCTTGTCAATGCGTTGACCACCGATCTCAAGCTCAACGGACTTGATGAGATTGTGGCCAGGCCAGTTGAGCCAGCGGAACTGGGCACCAGAGCCGTCCTGGAGCCCGAGAGTTACCGAGGGAAGTGTGGCCTGGAGGTACATACGGTAGATTAGATCACCGTTACGTTGGATTGTGCACGTTACCTTCTTACCGAAGTTAGGTGCGCCATTGAAAGGGTTCTCAATGGACTCCATCGCAAAGTTGGTGTGGCGACGGTAGACAATCTTGAAAAAAGTTACTTGAGGGTTACCAGTTAGGTAAACATCCTGGGCACCGTAGGCGACGAGTTGCATCAAACCACCACCTGTCATTTGTTTCTATACCCCTGACAAAGAAAAAAAATTTCAAAAACCTGGATTTTATGCATTTTGTACCGGGATACTTTAAATGTCAATTAGCCATGCGTTTTTTCTCTTCCTTACAAGGTGGAAGACTCCATGATTCAATACTTTGGTCTAAAGATAATAATCAAATTGATTTAGCAAGAATATATTATGTCGAAACTTAATAATGATACTGCATTTTTTAAAATAAGACCAACAAAACGAAGTAATCCCGAAGACCGAACAACATTAGATGTTATTCATAATTTTCAATTACGTAAAATTATAGGTGAAAAAGATGATGCCACTGAACTTGAAGAGGATTATACTAATAACCAAGAATATCTACAGGGTGTAACCGATGAAATTGCACGTGGTCAATTGGAAATTAAACAGAAACAATTAAAGGAGGATATTCAAGATAAAAAACGTGATGACAAAGTATTTGATTATTTCTTAAATACCGGACAAATTTTATTTGATTATTATGAATCACAAGATGCCATCGCCAAAGGTGATATTACCCATATTACCCAAAAGGTGAAACGAAAGCCTGGTGATGTATTATCTGCTCTTGAAGATGCAGCGAAGCAAGATGGAATTATTGAAGAAAAGAATGAAACAGTTTCAGAATCTGGGCCCACTATTCAAAGACGCGATGTTTTATTAGACAAATATTTGCAGATTATTTATCCAGGACATAGTCGAAAGTCGAATGAACTGACTGATACTCTCGGCGAATGTGAATGTGGTCAGGACATGATTTTTTCAACAAATGAGGCAATGTTGTACTGCAAGGCGTGTGGAAATACTGAATTTATTCTTATTGATACGGATAGACCTTCTTATAAGGATCCACCTCGTGAAAGTAGTTATTATGCTTATAAGCGTATCAATCATTTTAAGGAACTTTTAGCGCAATTTCAAGCTAAGGAATCGACGGAAATTCCTCAAGATGTGTTTGAATTGATTGTGACCGAATTGAAGAAGCAGCGTATTGAAGATACTACTAATATTAAACCTGCGAAAATGCGCGAGATTTTACGAAAGTTGAAATTGAATCGTAAATATGATCATATTCCACATATAATTAATCGTCTCAATGGGACAAATGCGCAAATTATGACGAGAGAAACGGAGGAAAAACTTCTGCACATGTTCAAGGAAATTCAGCCATCCTTTCAAAAACATTGTCCCAAGAATCGACGAAATTTCTTATCCTATGCTTATGTTCTTTATAAGTTCTGTGAATTATTGGAGTTTGATGATTTTCTTAAGAGTTTTCCACTTTTAAAGAATCGTGATAAGTTATACTTACAGGATAAAATCTGGGAACAAATTTGCAAAGATATGTCTTGGCAATTCATGAAGTCTATCTAGTCTATCTAGTCTATCTAGTCTAGACCAGACTTGGGAAGACCAGATATCCCCGCCATCCTACTTTTTTACTTTGCATACAGTAGAATACAAATGGCCAAGACACGCAAGATGAACCGCAGTATGAAGGCAAAGAAGAGTCAACGCAAGTCAACTCGCAAGGCATCTTCCTGGAACATGGCTGTAAAGCGTGTATACCAGGAGATGAAGCGCAAGAATCGCAATGCGTCTTTTGGCGATGCGTTAAAAGAGGCGTCTCGTCGCAAGAAGAATGGCTCACTCTAAGCTAGATAAATAAAAATACCATGAAGTACTTAATTTAAGTACTCCACGGTACATTTATTATTAAGTGAATATAATAATAAATGTATAATATAAATAGCAATAGGATGACAACTTTATATTTAAACAGTAAGAGTCTATCAGATCTTCCTGATATTCCAGATAATATTACTAAGTTATACTGTACAAGTAATGAACTAACAAGTCTACCAGATCTTCCACCAAATCTTGAAGAATTACACTGTCAATATAATTATCTAACATCACTTCCAAAATTACCTCAATCTCTTAGATATTTAAATTGTGCATATAATCAACTGGTGAGTCTGCCAGAACTTCCTTCGTCACTTATAAGATTAGAGTGTAATAATAATAAATTAACGAGTCTGCCAGAACTTCCGCCAAATCTTGAAGAATTACACTGTGAAACTAATAAATTAAAAACCTTACCCTTACTTCCTAATAGCCTTAATGCTATAGTATTTTCTAATAATCCTTATAATCAACAATTTCTTATGTTTCTTAAACAATTTTTTCAGAGTGGTGGACCAGATTCATTTTCTATTCCTCGTTTACGTGAGAAAATAAACAATTATTACATTATAAGAAATAAAGCTAGAAATGTTAGTTCACTTATGCAGACAATTGGAAACAGTGAAAAAGTTGCAGAAATGGGATTAGCTCCTCCTTTACCTGAAACAACTGCAAGAGAGAGACTACCTAGGAACACCCTCTCATACATGGCATCATTTTTGTCTGGAGAAAAAGGAAATTATAGAATGCAGCAGAAGGCACTTCGTGAAAAGTTTTCTAGACCAGATGGCGCTCCATGAGTTGGAGGCTCTAAAAAGATACGAAAGACTGTACGAAGAAAGAAGGCTATGAGAAAGACTAGGCGTTCCGTGAAGTAATGTGTACCGAGAAGTACTTAATTTAAGTACACCC